AGCCCAAATTAAACGCCGTCAACAACTATTTTAAAAATATTTCTAAGGAAAACCCTAATACGTTGCAAAAAAGCAACCGCTTTACGCGCAAACCGTAATGCCAAGCAGACGTCTGGTGTCGTTAAGCAGGTCGTCCTCGTCGTAGCCGTAGTGCTTAGAGAACCCCTTCGTGCCAAGCCCGTGCAGGCCCGTAGCGCCTCTGTGATGCTCTGGGCATAGCGGTATGACGTCAAAGTGACTGGAGCGCCTTCCAGCCCCCGTTCCTGCCCTTTTGTGGTGTAGTTCGGCGGGCGTCCCCTCGTAGCCCTGCCTTCGGCACACCGCACAACCCAGTTCAGCCACGCGCCCCATGTGCTTTTTCTCTTTGAGCGTAGTCATTGCTTGCCCTTCGTAAAGCCTGAGCGGTTCTTCAGGTCGTGACAGGTCTGGCATCGCCACTGCGGTGCGCCCCTACTGTTTCTGCTTTTTATCTCTGCTGGGTTTAGACGGCACACCTGACAAGTCTTTTCTTGTGCAATCTGGCGCTTACGCCAACCCATTGCTTGCTTACGCTCCATGCGTTCAATCTCTTCTTTTTCTGGTGTTGTCATCACCATCCTCCACATTGAATAAATCATCAAAGCAAATCCAGCGACTGCCAAATAGTGCGTGTGGGTTATCCACCCATCGGTCAAAACCATTACCCAGCTTAGACCGTTGAGGACGCCCCACTGAAAAGAATTAAAACGCATATCGGTTAGAGCATAGGACGTCGATGACTGTCTCAGTGCTGTAGCCATTGACCATGCGTTTGGCATATATCACGCGAGGTCGCAGGCCAGCCTCCACACAATCCTTGATGGCATCAATCTGCTCACCGCGACTGAGGGGCTGGATGTTCCTGTCCATGATGAGGTTCTGCACAGTGACGTGCGGCTCCTTGTTGGATGAACACCCGACCAATGCGCTCACTGCGCACACTGCAATAAAAATCTTTTTCATACCGTTGCCCTTCCCTCTGCTCTGTTGTTTGCTTGTTCTGTTCGCCATATTTCGACACGCAAGGTCGCCGCCGTGATGTCCCATTTGAGGCGCTCCTCAATTAGCACAGCCTCTTTCAATCCATCAAGCAACTGCACATACTCAGGGTGCGCGTATGCATCGCGCTCTTGCGCCCCAATTGCGGTCTCCATGCTTCGCTTCATCAGAATTGATTTCAGTGACTTGCGATATTCCTCAATGTATGTGCGCTCTGCCTTGGCCTTGGCAAAGAGCGCGGCGTGCTTGAGGATGTAGTCCACCGCCTTGTGTGGGTCTCGGTCTTCATTGCTCATAGAACCCTCTCCTTTTTGCGCGATTGCGCTTGATTACCATGCCAACAAAAATCACGACGCTTATCCAGAACATAAATCCAGACAGTGACATGAACGCCCAAAAAAACTCTCCAAATGAATTAAACATTTTCTTCCTCCTTTGATGGATGCTCACACATCCGATAAAAAACATAAACCATTGCGGCAATAGCCCAAGCCGCCATGCCTGACACTAAAAAAAACAACCCAAAAATATTTAGAACCGTGTCCATCAATCGCTCCTTTTATCCATGAAGTCTTCGCGTACATCCATCATTGCTTGCGCCTGCTCGTATGCCTCGTAAGCAATGTCAATCTTTGACTTTAAAGCCTTAGATGGCTTTTGCATCAAACCCACCAACGCAAACATTGCGATGATGTCAATCAAGTCTGGTTCATTTTTCATTTCTTATCTTTCTCTGCAAGGTATTGCATGACGTGTCCGTGCAATACATCAATCAATGGCGGCTCCCCTGCGAACAAAAAGTACACAACGACCAGCGACAAAATCCAATTCATAAAACCCCCTCTATGGTTACCTTAACCATACCGCCCACCTCGTCTGCCCAGTACACGCGCAAGTCTTCAATCAAGGCGTCGTCTTCCATCACGCCAGCGTGGGTCATGGAGTCAAGCAAAGCCTTCAGCAGATTGTCCAAATCGCGACGACGACGGTCTGGGCGGAAACATTCAATCTCCACTTTTACCGCGTAGTCGATGTGCTTTGCGGCACGCTGTATCAGCACTTGGTCAGCGACCGCCTTGCGGTACTCGCGCCCCTTTGCGCTGATGATGGTGCGACCGTTGAAGTTGCGCCAGTAGGTGTTGACCGTAGGGGGCCAAGGCAGTGTTATTTCAATCAATTCCATTCTCCTTCGTTACCTCTATTACCTTTTGCCCATTGGTCTCTAACATCCGCCTCAAGGCAAGACTTGGGGTGAAGTTCGTTCCATCCTTTGTGACGCTTCCCACGCTCGTCAACGTAACCATTGAGCCAGCGGTACGCGCTATCGCGATTTTTAATACGCATCTTGATGATTTCTCGAACGAGACAACGGTGACGATGCTCATCCTCTCCTTTGCCCTCCTGCCCATGATTCAAAACCTCCCCCCATTGTCAAAAGACATCGGCAAAGAATCGTGATGCTCAACAAACTGCTGGCTGTCTTTAAGATACCAAAGCGAGTACCAGTCCTCAGCTTCACCGTTACGTTGCTTCTCGCACATGAGGTAGGCATCAGGAATCATTACGTCAACCACACCATTCTGTGCGTCGTGTTCTTTTTTCTTGTTACGCCAAACCATCAAGACGTTGTCCACTTGGTCGCTGATGGAGCCTGAACCCTTGATGTCGTTTTTGTTTGGCTTGATTTCTTCGCTTTGCAATTTGCGGATGTGGTGAATCAAGTGAACGTGGACGTTGTGGTCACGGGCCAGTGATGTCAACTCATCTACAAAAGATTTCTGCGCGTTGTAATCGTCCTCACCAGAGACGCACTTCATCAACGAGTCAATGAAGATGTGTTGCACGCCCAACTCGACCGCGCTGTACCTAGACACCGCAATGACCTGCTGTGCAGTCACCGTGCCTTGTTGGTCATAGAGCCACAGGTTTGCGTGGGCAAACGTCCTCATGCGTGTGATTAGGCTTGTCAGGTATCTGGCTTTGTCTGTGTAGCGTGGGAAGTCAATATTCTCTCCAGCAAACTGGCGGAGCATACGGAACAACGTGCGCTTAGGCTTCATCTCAAAAGAAGCAATCATCACGCGCTGGCCCTGCTTAATGAGGCCCATTGCAATCTGGCCCGTGACCATAGACTTGCCGCCACCATTACCACCAGCGTACAACGTAACCTCGCCTGCGCGGAACTGGAAGCCTGCATGGGTTTTAGTCCAAGGCATGGTCTGTGATACGTCCGCTACTGGGTTGGCAATCTCTGACTCAATCTCATCCAAAAACTCGCCTGCTTGCTTAATCTTTTGAGCCACATCGTTGGCCTTGAGGTACTTTTCAAAGTCAACCTCATCGGGCTTGACGATGCGGATGCGACGAGCCTCGTCTAAATCCTGCGCTCTTTTGTGTACGTCAGACATTTGCATATTTCACCGCCTCTTCAATTCGCTGTTGTGATAATTTCATTCGCTCTCTGTCGCCCTCGCTCAACTTCTTGCCTTGACTCATGTCGTAAGCGCAGATGGCAACTACCAACGCTTCAAAAGAAATGATACGCATCAGGTCGCTGGCGTAAAAAGCTGGCTTCATGCTCTTCTTGCCTTCGACTGGATACTCGCGGCGCTTGTCGTCTGGTGGGAACAGGTCGGTCATGTCCATGCCCAACGCCTGCACTACGTTCAAGGTCTCGCACCCTGCAAAGCAGTGGAGCAATACTCGACCGTCTTCTGTCTCGCGAATGGCAAGGGATGGCCCCTTGTCGTTGTGCGCAGGACAGCAAGCAGTCCAAGAGCCGTTGCGCCCTTTGACCTTGGTCAACATACCCAACATACGCTCCACAGGCGTCATATGACCCTCCGACCAGCCGCTGGCGTGCCTGCGTCATCTTCCCAACGACGTTGGTTGATGTACGTCAGAGGTGCAGGCTCAAAGCCTGTCGTCCATTGCTCGGTCACCTTCAAGGCGTTAACCTGAGCGATGATGGTCTCAGCCACAGCATCGCATCCAGCCTTGGCCCACTTCTTCTGGCATTCTGACTTTGCGACCTTGCGCTTCGATGAAGGCCAAGCATTCCAGAACTCGTCGAATTTCGACGATGTATTTATATTCTTATTCTGTATCTGTATCTTCTTAGGGTTATGGTTGGCTTTCGATT